CAGCACACCCTGAATGACTAAACTGATAAATTGCGGATTGAGCAACCACTGCTGCCATTCGCGGGTAATTCTTCCGGTATTCGCATCGACAAACGGTGATTGTGGGAATTTAACCGCAGGAACAGCCATCAATGGGCTCCTGCTTTCGCATTGAGATTGGCTGATACAATCACAGCCTTAACCGGATCTGTGACGACTACTTCGTAAATGCGATCTCTAGCCTCTCCCAATCGACGCCAAATGGCCCTGTTTTTATAAGCCCCTTGCAGACCAATCGAAGTCCAGTGTTCTGTTGACCATGTCGAACCACCATCATTCGACCACCGCAGCATGGCTTGAGGATTTTGGCCTTGCCCTACCGATAGTCCCACGCCTGGTTGAAATTGAATCTGAAAGTCATCGTGATAAACGCGCACTAGATCAGAGATGATATGCGGGCAGCGTCTCAACCGCCGGATTGTCTGTCCATCATCGGTATAGAGATCGGTTTCAAGTGAATACAGTTTTCCATTCTGGTAGTCGCCGACAATCGATTGATTGTTGAAAAAGGCAAAACAGTTGGCACGATGACGATGGAATTGGCCGTTATTCCAAGATTTCCACTTATGCCAAAATTTCGTCGTCGCGTCATAAACCCAAGTCTTATCAGCCGTTGGGAAGGTAATGACCCAAAACTCATGGCCTCGCAACTGATAGGTGAACCCTATGGCATCAGCAACATAGTCATCCTGCAAATCATTCTCTACGGAACTCGTCGAGATTCTCTGGGACTGATACCCATCCATTTGCAGGGCAATATTTTGCCCTCGGGTATCTTTGGACACGAAGGCAAAGGAATTGCCCAGCCTTGCCACGGAAAATGGCGCTGCGCATCCATGCTGCATGGAGGTACCGGGAACTATCTGGAAGGGGAAGGGAAATGCCCCTACATCGACCCAGACTTCCGAATAGGTTTCACCCAATAACCACACTTCGCGATGATCGCAAATCAGGGAGACCAGATTGACCGAATCACCGAGGAGCGACGCAAAACTTAAGGGTTGCGTAACTGTGGAAACCGGATCAGTAGCGGCCCATTGATTGGAATTGGGTTGGTTGTAGACAAAAAAATTATCGACAATGCCGACTACGGTTCCACCGGTAAAAGCCCCGTCCGTTGATGGTAATGTCGCAAAAACCCCACTGGTGAGGTTATAGGTATAACGGTTTGGTCCATCGACAATATAAACAGAAACCCGGTTATCGGAGATGGAGACTGGGCCTACACTGGTTGCTAATGACCCGATAACCGTAGCATTGAAACTGGTATCAACGAGATAAACCGTGCTTCCAGCAACGGCGATTAATTTAACGCCACCAGAAACTACCCATAATCCTCTGACAGGAGCAACGGCGAGTTGACATTTAGTCAATAAGCCAGGAGTCGGGTAAAGAGTGTAATCACCGCGATCAGCAGGCCCAAAGGGTGTTTTTGCTTCCTTCCTCGGATCATCTTCGACAAACCAATTAATTAACTCTTGGTCGTCTTGATAGATAGACGGGGCCGTGTAGGCATCCCCTACAAACCCGAAATCAGGCATGGAATGAACTCAGTAGATAAAGCCGCCGGAATAAATCCAAGCCGCATCGACTTTTTGATTGCGGACAATATGCGAATCGTACATAGCGGGTGCTTGCGGATTCATATTGTTGCGCTTGATGGTGCCTTTGGTTAAGGCAGCTTGCTTTTGAATCATTGCAGCCTGATTGGGATCAGACTTTCCAAATTCTGGCATCAGGAGTTCAGCCAGATTGAAACGAATGGCTATTTCATACCCTGGCGGCAAAATGACGGTATCGGAGATCGATTGGAACTTTTGCAGCAGTGTATCGGCAAAAATATGCATTTCACCGCTAGAGGGGTTGGGCCAATAAGTAATAGTTCCTAAAACTTCAGAAGGCTGGTAATACAAAGCTCTGGGCCAGGGGCCTGCAAGATTCTTCAGCCCAATGACCTCATATTGCTCGCGCTGAATAATGGAAACCGGATAATCAATACCGCCTGCGGTACTCGGAACCCTCACAAATGCGCTGTGAATGCGTTGAGGGCGTTCATAACAGGCAGTCAGGGTTGTACTGGCTACCGTCTGATTGATGTTGACAGTATAGGTGCCGAGTTCGGTCAGGTTCCCCCCTGCGCCCGTACCGAATCCGACAATTTTTGTCCCCGCTGCAACCCCGGCCCCAGTAATTAATTGACCTAGGGCTATACCACCATTCGTTAATGAAGTTGCTGTCAGCGTGGTATTGGAAATAGATCCGGTAAATTGCGATCGAATCGAACCTGTTGGACCTATCGTATATTGGTAAACATTGGAGGTCAGTTGATGGATGATTTCTGTCGAGTAATACACCATCAAATGCTCATTGGACCATATATCTAGCATTTGATTGAGCAGCCCAAAACAGTCATTGGCCATTACTGCGTCAGGCGTTTCACCGCCCGCCAAAGCTCCGATGGTCCGGAGCGCCTGCGAGATCAGATCAATGGGCTGCGTCATGGGACCTTAAACATAGATGGTCGGCAATGGATTTTGCGAACGACTGCAAACCAAAATTCCATAAACCCCGGCTGCAGGCGTAGGCGTTCCTGCGGTGGAGTTCGAGAAAACAATGGTCAGCGTATCCGTGGCGGAAACATAGGCGTTTGCAATACCTACCCCGGCAGTTTGAGCACCCTGGAAATTCACAAAGACATAATGCGTCGTCTGCAAACCGGGAATCGTGAAGGTTTGACTGGTCGTTGTTGAGGCAGTCAGTGCCGTGGGTGTCAGTGACGGAGCCAGCAAAGTGGCATGACGTACGTTCCCACGGACTACGTCTTCGATGGGCATGATGTAATCTCCAAAAAAAGAGGGGGCCAAAGCCCCCTAGGAACGCACCTCAGGACGAGAAGTCATAACCGTAGATATACACATCCATCGTCGCTGCAGCACCTTGAGCGGTGCCCACATTGAGATAGAGGTAATCACCGGTTTGTGCAGCCGTGGAAGCCACAGTGCGTTGCGAGACAACGGTAGAGCCCGTCAGAGCGCTCAGCGCAGCGTTTGCCACGATTGCTGTACCACCGGCACCTGGCGCATTGAACAAACCTGCCAGAGCGGTTGTCAGGCTTGTAGAAGCGTTGGTGAAAATCACATTCGATACCGAATACGTCGTGGCATTGAATATGGGGATCACCGCTTGGTCACCCGTAGCGTTGACATTGACGCCTCGTGCAACGCCCAACAGACGCAGACATTGAGTGATGGAAGGGTTCTGCGAATTAGAACCCAATTGTACGTTCGGACCCGGATTGGCCATGATTGTCTCCTTAAGAAGCTACGCGGCAAGCCAATTCGATATAGAGCGGTGCCCAGCCGAAGAGCACGTCCATCCGAGTCGGAATTGCATCGTTGTTGATGGTGTATTGCCGGACAATCCGGACAGAGAGACCCGATTCTTTCGATGCCGCACGGCCGGCGAAATGCACGCCTTCCGGCATCTCCAGATCCGCAGTGGCCAAGGTGAAGGCATTGCGGTGCATCAGGATGTTCTGCGGGCTGACTGCGGAAGCGACAGACGTGGTACCCGCATTGAGCGGTGTTACCGCTGCTGTAGCGCTGGTAGCGGCGACAACCACATTCTGGAACTGCCCCGCCGTGATTATGGCCGGCGAAACCGTCACGGACGCACCACCGGTACCCACCGCCACATCGGAAGTCACTACGAAACTGCGCAGTTTGCCATAGGACTGCCGGTTTTGCGGGTTGACCGCAAATACGTTGGCAATGGTGATGGTATCGCCCTGCTTCAGACTTAGGGTCTGCGCAGCCGTGGTCAGCGTGATGGTGGAAGTGGATTGCCAACCCGAACTGATGGAGCCCGTGAAAGCGCCAGTCGTATTCGCCGAAACCGTCGAACCAGCACCCGACCATGAACCGAAGGTATGGCTGATGACGTTCTGGTCCAGTTTCCAGTCGAGACCCGCGGAGTCACGTCCCATCAACCCTTTCCGATATTGCTCGGAAATGTTCGATTGCGGCATGAACAGCCCTTTCAGGCTATCGATGATGGCCGAGGAGGTGAAGGGCTCGATACAGACCGAGCGAAAACCATCGCGGGGAGCGGCTTCGGAGTCCAGATAGGCTTGGGCATCCAGATAAGTCCGCAGGCTGCTCGCAATCGTACCCGGCGTACCCACGATGTTGGCCGTGGAGTTTTTGGCCATCAGCAGACCCAGATAATCCACGCGGTTGGCAATCGCTGCCATGGCGGGCTTGATCAGACGGTCGGAGAACCGATCCATCGACAGAGTCAGGTCTTGAGTGGTGAATTGGGTATCGACGTGGAATTGATCACCGTAGGGATTCGGGTTGGAAGCCGAGTTACCCAGGGTGACCGGAGTCGAGCCCTCATAGAAATCCTCAACGTTCAGGTTGGGGCCTGAAGTGCCGAGGAAACGTGCCGGACGGCGGACGTTCAGGGTATTACCGATCTTCGCACCAGTACGGGCGAAGGCATCGTCATACTCCCGATAAACACCTTTGGAAAAAGTCAGTTCGTTTTCGAGGACCATCAGGGCTTCCTGAGTGATCATCGAAATCGTCAGAATGTTGTTGGACATGGAGAGTCTCCAGTAAGCAAACAAAAGGATTAGCTTTTGCCTCACTCACATGGAGACGGACGGATTTACCCTGCATATCGTTGCAGGTGGACGAGTGTTCTTGCCGGTCAATAACCCCGGTTTAAATCTTTCCCGCTTCTCTCAGTTTCCGGTATTCAGCGGGCGTACCGTGAAAGTTCCCCTCAGCATCCACCAGATTATCCGGTGTGGCCTGCGATCGAATCGGTCGGATTGGTGCAGGCGCTTTTGACACTTCGGGCCTTGGTTTAACTTCGGGCTTGACGGCTTTATCCTCTTTGGATTTTTCCAGTCGAGCCTCCAGCTTGCCAATTTCTTTTAATGCATTTCGCTCAGAAAGTCCATTGATTTTTTCGACAACTTCTGGGTTGGAAGCCAGATAATGGAGAATGCGCGGACCCACATCACTTTCAATAATCGCATCGCGAATCGCATCCGATACTTGGGCATCCGCTGACGCCAACACTTCGTCAAAGTCTTCAAACTCCCTGCGGGCCTCTGCCAGATTTTCATTCCAGCGGTTAACCACGGACTGACGCCGTTCTTTTTCGGCATTTTCGGCTGCCTCTCGATCACGTTTTGCCAGGGCCTGTTCTGCGCTCCAGTGGGCCAGGGCATCCGCATATTCAAAGGCATCCTTGAAATCATTGGGATCAGGCTTGGCATTGGGATCTTTGGCGGGCGGCTGGTTCTTGGCCTCCAATTCTTCGCGTGCCTTACGCTCCCTGGCAGCCTCCGCACGCGCTTCTTCAGCCGCCGCTCTGGCACTCTTAACCTCCGAGGTCAATTCCCGCATACGCTCTTCCAAGCCGCGTTTCGGCCGGCCTGGCTTGCGTTTTTCGGCTTCCGGTTCCTCCTTGACCTCAGGCTCTGGTGTTTCCTCCGGAGTTTCCTCCACTTCAGGCGTTTCTTCGGACTCTACCGGCTCCTTGATCTCGGATGCTGGCTCTTCAGGTGTTGCCGGAGGAGTAATACCTAGAAATTCATGCAAAGTTTCGGAGGTGACGATTTGGATATCAGGGCGTTCATTCGACATTGGCTAGTTCTCTCTCTTCACGGTCTGCGGCTTCTTTGGCGGCCGCTGCATCTAAATGACTTTTCAGCAAATCAACAACGCCTTTGAGTTCGGCTACGCTGATCTGGGCTTGGCCTTTCATGGCAGTATCATGCATCCAGGCAGCGTTATCCTCGCGGTTCTTGAGAATGGCAGTATTGTCGCGGGATTGGGTGTCATGGACTTTGGTACGCGCTTTGATAAGTTCACGCTCAGTCTCACCCTGCTGCTTCATCTGCTCAATGCCACCTTTGAGCTTCAGTTCAATACCTTGAGCCTGAATGACCCCTTGCGCCTCCTGCAACTTCTGCTGCAGGGATTTGATCATCATCTGGGCAGATTCGGGGATATCCGAGAATTCATCCAACTGCGCCAAAGGATTGGCAGCGGCGAGCCTATCGGCCAATGTATCCATGCCAGGCGCATCGATAACACGAATGGCGAGGTCAGGACCAACCTTGGCCACCTCTTCGCCCAGCGGGCTGTTCAAGAGGGTTGAGAAGGCCTCTACGGCTTCGGCGCGCTTGGTGTTATAGCCAGGACCTGTATCCATCACAACGTCGTATTCGCCGACCGTGATGTCGTTCAGGACCTTTTCGACCGCCCCTTCATCGTTCCATTGCTTCTCATTGACCGTTACCAGACTGGCCCGACCATCTTCACCAATGATCCGCAAGGTACGTTGAGTGTCATAGATTTTTGGAGCCAGATCCAGAATGACCTTGCCGGTATGAGCAATCGACCGAGTGAGATTGTCATAGAAATGGAAGTTCGACATATCCGATTCCAGGCGTTCTGCCTGGAGGGCTTTACCAGATACATTTCCCGAAATGCGTTGAGCTGGCTCCACAATACCCAGAACTGAACTGAGGTCATCGGATATAGCCATGGCCGCCACCATAGCCCCTTCCGGTGGCGGTTCGGGCTGCATGCGTTGCGGCGGTGGGGCTTGTTCGTTATTCGCATCACGCTGCTTGAAATGCAGGATTGGCCTTGAGGAGAGGTTGGCCTGCATCCATTCCTGCTCAAAACCTTCATCCTGGCCTTCAGCCAGCAGCCATTTGGCCTTCGGCGCCAGGGCAACCGATTCGGTCATCGTGGTCCGCCAGTAGTTGTACATTTTCTGCGGATCTTTGGCATTGCGAACGATGCCAAAGCGCTTCTTCTTCCCGTCCATCAGGACGACATTACCAAAGACGGGAATAATGGGAATCCAGCGCCCAGCCCATTCTCGCCGTTCTAATACTTCCAGCGCAGTGAGCTTGTACCACAGGATTTTCTTGCGATAGGACGGACGCTCGGCAATAACGGGCGGCATGAGCATGCCCGATTGCCTCATCAAAGCATATTGATCTTCCCATACAGTGGATTTGTCAGCCAGCATGTAAAGGGTATCGGCTTTTTCGGAGACCTCAAAATACTCAGCCACCCGAATTTCATCCTTGGTGATCCAGTCGCCCGCATAATCCCCCGTCCCCAAGGTATGGAAGTTCGCCCCGCTATCAGCATTGGGATAATGGAGCTTAAAGACCTCCTTCAGCATCATATCCGCGACCAAGCATTCCCGCTGGTCACAGCCATCGGGTGATTCGCTGGAGGGGTCGAAATAGACGGAAAAAGGATTGGGGATAGGCTCGATATAGATTTCCTGATCGAAGCTATCTGGCCGGCAATAATCGGTGGTGATTCGCCAGTATCCCCATCCCATGCGCAGGGCAGACTCGAAAGCATTGTCATAGGCGGTATCAGCCGCGCTATTGACCTCAATATGACGGCAGATACCCGAAATCACATCGGCAATTTTCACGTCAGCCCGGCTATCCACTGCCTGGACTTTAATGCGGGGGCGCTGCTGTCTTTGCTGATTGGCGACTTTGCGGATATAGGCATCGAGTTTGTTGATAGTCAGGCAAGGCCGTTGTTCCAGCATCCGCGAGTTTTGGATTTCAGCTGGCCATTGCTCTCCATGGGAAAACCGCAGATCCGCCTGCGCCTCCTGCCGATTGGTTGTTTCGGCATCCTCAGACCGGCGCATGAAGGTCATTGCGCGGTTGATAATGGCTTGATCAGCGTTCTTGCTCGCTTCGTCTGGCATTAACCCAGCCTCATCATCTCAGGACCAGACTTCCATTGCGAAAAACAGGCTATACGCATTGAGGGCTGCAAAAGATAATGGCAATCGAATTGCTTATTACCTTGTTGGTCAAGCCAGAATGCGCGAATGGCAGGAAACCATTGCTGATATTTCTCATCGAAAACCTCAATGGAATCTCCCATTTGCTCACATTGCTGTTGAGTAAAAACGGTCATGCCATCCAACCCCCACCGGAAGGCCCTATGGGCTTCGGTTTCATGCGTCTAACCTTCTGGGCAGCAAATCGTTTCATCATCCAGGCATACCGAACGGCGGACAGGATATCGTCTTGGACCTTGACGATCTTTCCATCCTCATCGCGGTGGTAATTCATTTTCTCGGCAAAGAAATCGGTGAGATGATTAAAGACCTTGAATTTGCCGTCGGACATGGCTTGATAGAGTTCAACCAGTCCCAATTCGACGCTATTGCCACCCGTTGGCCAAGTAGCGTGTTCGGGCAACATCGTCCATCCATCGGCTTTATAGTTCTCAGCCAATGCCTCTCCGGCGTCCCCCTTCTCGTTCTGGAGACCATCATGAGGCCAAGCCGTGGGAATACCTTTGGCCCAGCTCTTAACCTGTTGCCAGGCTTCGTAGGGCTTTGTTTTGGACTTTTTCCAGGCATGGGCGAGGTAAACGATGTCGTTATCCTTATCCCACCAAAGCTGTATATGGGCTTGGGGGTGATCCCACCCAAAGTCCATGCCGTTGATCAGCCACCAATGATCGGGACACTCGAAGGCGGGAACCTTAATGGTCGCGTCATCAATGTCAAAAATAATTCCTGCGCCAAGTAATGGCTCACCCTTGGACCGCATATCCCGCTGCCAATGCGGATACTGAGATAGAAGGCGTTCCTTGGTATCTGTGGATAGGTGGGGCGCCTCATCCCAGGTAGCCCGCTGCAGGTAGTCTCCTGCTCCAGGGTTATCCATGAACTGGGTAACGAGTTCTGTACGTCCGTTCTCGGGTGTAAACGTGAGAATCCCTCGCCCCCCTCGACCCTGGTCACCGTTGATCGTCCTCGTCAGCACTTGGGGATAGATAGATTTGTCTTTGGGCTCTTCATCGATGTGGAACCAATCCACCACATCCCCCATCAGTGCATGTTGTCCCTGACTGTAGGACCAGAACTGACAGGTTGATATGCCCCCGCTCTTATGACGTACCCTGACCTCTCTCATCGCCCCCGAAGTGCCTGTCATGGCCTTATGGTCGATGATGTCCTCTTTCTTGATATAGCCGCCTTCGAACTCGTTTCCGATAAAGCGGCCAAAGAGTTTGGACTGCAGTAGGTCTCGGGTCTTCTCACCGGAATACCCTAGGAGCCATGCAAGGATAGGCCGCTCGAACTTATGGCCCTTCCAGTCTTCGGGATAGTTACCAGTGAGATGGAACGAATCGATCAGGCAACCAGTGCGGGACTTACCCACTTGGTTGGCTGCCATGAGCATACAGCTGAAATATTGGGCTGTTGCCTCATTGAACCGCAATTGCCAGGGATAGAGCCTTTCATAATCAAGCAGGGCAAGTTTGGTTTTTTTGCGCCGGACTTGCTCTTCCAGCAATTGCAGATATTCAAGCTTTTGCTGCCGACTCAAGTAATTCAATGCGGCGGACAAGGTCTTCGTCACTCAATTCAGAAAAGGAGATGCGGCCATAATGCTGATTATCGGTTTGCTCTCTGAGCCCCAAATCTCGGGCAATAATATTGGGG